TACGCAGCCGCGATCTGCACGAACGGGCTGACGGTGTTGTTCCCCGCGCCGTCAGCGAGGATGAACGGCGCGTTGACCAACGGCGCGCCGTCGATCCGCACGCCGAACAGCCACACTGACTGGCGCTTCAAGAAGCGCACGTGCTCGCTGAATGCGACGCTGAACGACGCGCGCTCAACAAAGGCGTAGTACGACAGATCGGCGAGGATGAGCGATCCCGCGCCGGTTACCGCCGGTAAGTGCTCGCTGTACGCGATGGGAATGCCCGCGAGCGTGTCGCCGTACACCAGCGACTGCCCGTTGACGGTGTACAGCAGCGTATCGCCCAGCCGCGTCGCCATCAGCCGCGAGCGCCAGAACGGATGGGCGATCCAGACCGCAGTGGCGCTGCCGGGCAGCAGGCGCTGGATCATTGCTAGGATGGTGTCGGTGTCATTCTCGACCTGCGTGCCGCCGGTGACGCGGGGGACGCTGATCGTCGCCGGATGCCCGACGATCCCGCGCGGCTGCCCGACGCCGGTTCCCCGCAGCATCGCCCGCGCTTTCAGCACGGCGTAAGCGCGGCCGAACAGCGTAACGAGCGTGTCCTCAAGCGCCTGAGGCGCGTCGGAAATGAGCTCCGTCGACGCTGCAACATAAGCGTCAGCCGCGTGCGGGCGGAAGATGCGCTGCTCGAAGCGCGGTTCGCTTTCCGCAACGTCCGCGCTCTGCTCGCGCCAGACGAGCCGCACGCCGCCCACCAGCGCGCTGCTCTCGACGTTCGGCGCTTGGTCTTGTTCGAGCACCGGCAGCGCCAGTTCCGCCGCGTTGGTGCGCAGCATCAGCGGGCCGCGCCCGGCGGCAACCAACTGATCGAACAGCATCGGCGCGCCGACGGCGCGGATGCGCTCCTCAAACTGGGTGGGCACCAGAAAGCCGCCGCCCGCGCCGGTGGTCTCGTCAAGCGCTTTGCTGCTCTTGTAGACCGCGCGCAGACGCTGAACGTCGCCGGTTGCTACGCACTTCAAGAAGTCGCCGAACGACGCCCCATCTTCCGCTGTCGGCGCTGCTGTCGCCACGCCGACGCTCTGCGCCTTCACCGCCGCCGCCACCTCGTCACGCAGCCGTGCGGCGATTTCGGCGGCGAGTTCCGATTGGCTCATCACAATCTCCGTCATCTCCTTACTTCCCTCCTACTTGATGACTAACCGATAGACGTTTCGTAGCATTGTACGCGGCTCTGCGGGCGTCGGCGTGATGCTCGCATCCAGCCCCAGCAGCCAGCGTTTAATATGCACCGCCTTGCCGACTTGCTCACGGCGCACGAGATGCGCCGCAGTGCCGCTTGACCAGCCCAGTTCCGGCGCGATCTGGGCGAGGTAGCGGTATTTCGCGTCGAGCAGCCCGCGAATGATCACCCCCTCATCGGTCATCTCCAGCGCGCCGTAGCCGATCTGGTCTTCAATCAGAATAAGCCCGCTTTCGGTCTTGACCGGTTGCGCGTGGTTGAGCCAGATCGGGGTTTCGCGTAGACGCCCGAAGTCGGTTTCTTTTGTGAAGAACTCATTTTCGAGGTCGGTTGCGTCGGGGCTGCCGAACACCACGAGCAATCCCTCAACGTCGCCGCTCTCGACCGCCTTCAGCGCCGCGCCGGGCGCGGTCTGCCACTCCATCTCCTCACCTCCCCCTCTCCTTCAGCACCGCAAGCGCTTCCTTCAGCGCCGCCTCTGCCGCGTCGCGCACCGACGCCCAGCGCCCGCTGTGCACCCGCGCTTGCGGCATTCCGTAGACGTACCGCGCATAGGACGCGGTGTTCTCGACGATCCTCGACGTTTTCGACAGTTTCTTGATCCGCAACTTCTGCCGCAAGTTGCCGGTGCGCCGATAGCGCGAGCCCGCGGGCGGAGGAGGATAGATCTGCATCACGCCGTGCGCAGCCGCTGCTCCTGCGTCAAGCGCGGCTTCGATTCGCGCTGTACGCGGCAGCAGCTTGCGCAATGCGTTGTCGAGATCGACAGAGACGTTAACCCGCATCGACTCGCTCCAGTCGCACGCCGCAGCGACAGCGCGGGTGCGCCGGGGGCCCGCTCCGCCCGCCCCACTCATCCTCGCGCTTGCCGTGCAGCGCGCCGCAGATCGGGCAGACGCGCTCATCATTTGCGGTCTCCCAGATCATCACGTACTCCAAATTGTGTTCCGCCCGCAGACCGTCACGATACGCCCGCACGCCCGCGGCTGCGGCTTCAGTCGCAGCCGTGATGGCGACGGTCTCAGCGCGCTGTGCGCCGACGACCGGCTCTATCATCCGAACGAGTTCGTCGCGGTCTGCGCCCGGCATCCGCCGCCACGCGGCAACCGCGCGGGCGATGTAGTCGCGCGTGTACGGATAGAGCAATTCTTCAACTTGCCGCCGCGTCGCTTCCTCCGCCCAATCCGCCAGCAGCGCATCGACGTTGACGGTTACGCCGATCGCTGCGCGCATCTCGTCTGCGAACAGTCGCGCAATCGTCTCGATGTTGCGACGCATCGCGGGATAGAGCGTCTCGCTGAACATCTGCGCCGTAATCTCGTCAGCGCCGTCGAGCATTATCCCGCGCAGCCGCTGGAATGCGCGCTTGAGATCGCGGTAGAGCTGAATCTCGTGCGGCAGCAAGTCCGGCTCTTCCTCTTTCTTCAGCGCTTTCGCCGCGTCTTCATCCGGCTCCTCGCTTGTCGCGCCGTTGACGCCTGCCAGCCGCAGCGCCGTTCTTAGATCGAGCCCGGCAGCGACCGCCTCGCGCGCAATCGCCAGTCGGTTGCGCAGACGCAGCAGTTCTTGATCTGCTGCGTCCTCGACAAACTGCGGGAGGTCAAGCCGCGCCCGCGCTTCGTTCAGTGTGAGCACCGGCTGTCCGGTGAGTCTCTGGATTGCTTCCGCTTTCTCCAACTCCGAGCTCTGCACTGCGTCAATGCGCGCTTCGCTACAACGCAAAACTTGATTGTACGCAGCAAAGTGCGGTTGCATCATCACCGCAATTTCGCGCGTGCGGGGGAGGATCGTCAGTAGGATAAACGTCTGATAATCACGCTGAGCGGTGGCGTAGTTGCTGGCGTTCGAGAATACCAGCGACATCGGCACTTGAAACGCGGTGAGCATCAGTTCCGCCGCACGCTGCAACAGTTCCGGCTGCACTGCGTCGGAGAGCGTATCACCGAGTGTGACAGTTTTGATCTCGCTTGACAGCGCGAGGTGCCGGAATGCGTTGCGGATGCCGCTGACCAACTGCCGCAACCACTGCTCGAACCGCGAGCGCTCCGCGTCGGTGGGGCGCTGGGCGAACATCCACACCGTCGGACGCACCGCCCCGCGCTCGAAGTACGCCGTCTGGTACCGTTCGGCAGCCAACAGCGCGCGGGCTTGCGTGAGCGCTGTGGTCACCAGTCCGACCCCCGGCTCAACCTCGCCGCGCACCGACGGCTCCCAGAGATACAACAGTTCTGTTTCCGGCTCAAGCCGGATTTCTGTGTTGTTCGTTCGTCGGACGAAGCCAATCAGTCCGCGCTTCGGGTCGGTGATGGGCGTGATGGTGCGCGGGTGCAGACGACGCAGACCAAGCGACGTTGCGGGATCGCGCAGCAGATACGCCGCGCCGTAGAGACAAAGATCAATCTCAATCCCGCGGATGATCGCCGCGAGCCGCTCTGCGTCGAACGCGACCAACGTTCCGCGTCGCGTGACGATCTCCCACGGCAGCGACGCGAGGGCGTTCGCGCGCAGCGTTACCGCCGTGCGCACCACCGCGACGCGCTCATACGCCGTCTCGACGTCAACAGCGTCGCCGTCGCCGGTAAACACGCCCGTCCACGCAGACGGAAGGAAATCTTCGAGGCTGAGCGCTTTGATGTCGTAGCGCTCTGTCGGCGACAGCACGAGTTGTGCAGTCGTTCTAGACATCAAACAGCACCTCTGTACCCCGCGCCGCGCCCCACACCGCCAGCGCGAGCGCAATTACCCCGTCGTCGTGACACCCCTCCGGCGCGCTGTATCGCGCGCGGCCGGACGCGCCGATCTCGACGCTGAACATCTCCAGCTCGCTGAGCAGCCACTCCAGCGCGGGCAGCGTAATCGTTCGCTGCTCCAGCGCCAGCGCGAGCGTGTCGATCAGCAGCGGTTTTGTCGCTGCGGTCGTCGTAAACGCCTGCACCGGCAGCCCGGCGCGCTGAAGCTCCTCGATGTTCGGCGCGCCGATGCTGTTCGCTTCCGCAATCGCCGCGCCGCACCCGTTCCGCTGCCAGAACGCCAGCAGCGCGCGGCGCTGTGTTGCAAAATCTGCATCAACCAGACGATCAACATCAACGACGCAGCGCGTCTGCGGATCGAGCGCGACGAACACGGTCGCATCCTCATACCGTCCCCAATCCACGCCAATGACCGCAGCCTCGTCGCTGCGGACGATCTCGCCGACGCACGCGCGGACGTTGCGGAACACCGCGCCGCCGTCGTC